CTTCAAATCTTGCGAGTAAAAAAGTTGCAAGGGGTGTAGTATATGAAAAGTAGTTTTTCAAAAGTCAGCGCAGAGATTAAGAACTTGCCGGATGCAAGTAAGCAACTTGCTATTGCATTACTGGACAAAGCCAAGTTTATGGAATGCGAACTTGACAAGCTTCAGAAAAGTCTTAAGGAAAAGGGATGGACTGAAGAGTATAAGAACGGAGCCAATCAGTTCGGACTCAAAAAGAGTTCCGAAGGCGAAGTATATATTGCACTTGTCAAGAATTACAACACAGTCATGAAGCAAATCTATGATATAGTCGGGAAGAAGGCCGAAGATACAAGCGATGAACTTATGACATTTTTGAAAAGGTGATTATATGACGGAGTTCGAGCAATATTTTGGCGGCATACTTGACGGTAAAATAGTTGCTTGTGAGAAAATGAAGCGCGTGTCTGAGATGCTGATGGAAAGTTTTTTGGAGCCGGATGAGTTCCATTTTGACTTTGATATAGCACAAAGACATATAGACTTCATTGAGAAGTTTATAAAATTGCCGTCAGGAAAAATAGGAACACCGCTACAATTAGAGTTATTTCAAAAAGCACGCTTTCAGGCAATATTCGGATTTGTAGATGATAATGACCTGAGACAATACAACGAAGCTCTGACTATCGAGGGCCGTAAAAACGGAAAAACAACAGAGACCGCAGCGGTTGAGTTGGATATGTTGGTAAATGATGATGAAGGAGCACCACAGATCTACAATGTCGCTACGATGTTGGATCAGGCGAAGTTAGGCTTTAATGCAGCCAACAAAATGAGACTGCAAAGCCCAATGCTAAAAAAACACATCAAAAAAAGGACAGCAGACCTATACTTCCCGTATAACATGGGATTTATAAAAGCATTGGCAAGCAATTCCAACAGTCTTGATGGTCTTGATGTTCATTGTGGTGTGATTGATGAACTGGCAGCTATAAAAAACAGAGATATATATGATTTGATCAAACAAGCAATGGGAGCAAGACAACAACCATTGCTTTTTTGCATAACAACAAATGGATTTGTCAGAGAAAACATCTTTGATGCTCAATATGACTACGCTTCCGACATAATATCGGGAAAAATTGTCAACAAGCGGTTTTTACCGCTCATATATGAGCTTGATGATCCTTCTGAATGGGATCAGGAAGAAATGTGGATCAAGGCAAATCCGGGGTTAGGAACCATCAAATCACTCGATTATCTAAGGCAAATGGTACAAAAAGCCAAAGATGATCCGAGTTTTAAGCCCACGGTCATGGTCAAAGACTTCAACATGAAGCAGACTTCCGTGTCTTCATGGCTTAGATTTGAAGATATCAACAACGAAGAAGTCAGTGATATCAGATTTGACTATTGTATCGGTGGATTTGATGCGGCTGATACAACAGATCTGAATGCAGCCGTTGCACTGATGCAAAGACCGAATGATCCCAAGATTTACCTAAAATGTATGTTTTGGATTCCTGAAAGCGTACTGGAAGAGTCGCAAAAGTCAGGAAACAGGCGTGAACGTGATAGTGTTCCATATTCATTATGGATAGACCAAGGATACATGCGGACACATCCGGGTAATAAATGTGATAAAAAAATCTTTCTTGACTGGTTTGAAGAACTGAGAGAGAAAGAGGACTTATATACCATGTTCATCGGATATGATCCATGGCATATAGATGATTCTTTGCTAAGAAGTTTCAAGGGCACATTCGGACAGAATGCAATGATCAAGGTCAGACAGGGAACCATCACATTATCAGAACCCATGAAGAATCTGGCCGCCGAGTTCAAAGCACACAACATTGTATATGATAACAATCCTGTCCTTAAATGGTGCTTGATAAACACAGAGACCAAGACCGATGTGAATGGAAACATTCAGCCCGTCAAGGGATTGGATTCACGTAAAAGAATAGATGGTACAGTTGCACTTTTATGCGCATATAAGGTGCTGATGGACAAAAAAGATTCATTCATCACCATGAATAAGGGCTAAGATCATGAGTATTTTCACACGAAGAAATAAGATCGCAGAAACAGTTGAGAAAGGATTGAAAGAGTATTTTGAAATGCTCAACGCCTATACTCCAAGATTCACCACATATGAAGGTGGATTGTATGAAATGGAGTTGACCAGAGCGGCGATTCATTCGTTTGCAACACATGTGAGCAAATTAAAGCCCGAAGTCAATGGAAGTCAGATACTTCAGCTCAATCTTCAAAATATGCCCAACAACCTTATGGATACAAAAAAGTATCTCTATAGGCTTGCAACCGGGTATATGGTAGACAATACGGTGTTTATAGCACCGATAGAGGACAAAAAAGGCAATACAATAGGCTTTTATCCATGTATTTTAGAAAAATCCGAACTGATCAAGGTAAACAATACAACATATCTCAGATACACGATGAATGATCAGAATAAGTTTGCAATAGAACTTGATCGTGTCGGGATCCTGAATCAGATGCAGTACAGAGATGAACTGTTCGGAGAAAGCAACAATGTGATGAAACCGACAATGGAGCTGATTCACACCAACAATGAAGGCATCAAGGAAGGTGTCAAAAACTCAGCAGCGATCAGATTTCTTGCCAAACTTGCCAATTCATACAAGGCTGATGATATAGCCGCCGAGCGTGACAGATTCATCAAGGAGAATCTTTCGACCAAAAATCACGGCGGTGTGATGCTTTTTGATCAAAAATATGAAGAAATAAAGCAAATCACATCAAATCCCTACACTGTAGATCCGAAACAGATGGAACAGATCAGGGATAACGTATTCGATTATTTTGGTACGAATGAGAGTATTCTTCGCAATAAGTTCAATTCTTCCGAGTGGAATGCCTACTATGAGGGAAAAATTGAGCCTTTTGCGATAGAAATGTCACTTGTTCACACGAATATGGCATTTTTGCCGGAGCAGATCGCACGTGGCGAAAAAATCATGTTTACCGCAAATAGAATGCAGTATCTAAGCAACGATGAAAAGCTGAAAACTGTTACACAGTTGATGGATAGAGGAATGATCACATTGAATGATGGCCGTGAGATATTCAATATGTCACCGTTGCCGAATGGAGATGTGAGATACATACGCCTAGAGTATACAGATGCAGACAATTATGAAAAGGAGATGAGCGAAGATGCCGATACTACAGGACAGACAGTATAGAGAACTTCAACCCATGTCTTTTGAGGTTGAAAAAAAGAGAATAGAATCATCATATTATGTCGAAGGTTATGCAGCAAAGTATGAGCCTTACATATTGTATGAGGATTCAGACGGCCCAATATATGAAGAGTTCAGGCGCGGTTGTTTCGCAGGTACGGATATGAGGGATGTAATAATGCAGTTTGATCATTCCGGGAAGGTATTTGCACGCAACAGTTCAGGAACACTTATAGTTGAGCCTGATGAAGTTGGTTTATTTATGGCAGCAGATTTATCAAAGTCTGAAGCCGCAAGGAATATGTACGAAGAGATTGCCAACAGACTCATTACAAAAATGAGTTGGGGCTTCATTCCGGGAGATTATTTCTACGATGAAGCACGTAGGACAATCGTACATACATCTATCAAAAAGATATTTGATGTCAGCGCCGTATCTATTCCGGCAAATGACAATACAAATATACAGGCGCGTTCATTCGTTGACGGAGTGATCAATGATTTGGCTAAGGAGATTAGTGCGCAGAAACTACATGAACAGGCTGTAAGAACAGCCACATTGATCACATTAGGAGGATTATAAAAATGAAGACTTTGAAAGAAATCGAAGAGAGACTGGCAGCAATCAAAGAAGAGATCATGAAAGATGGTGCAGATGTCGAGGCTCTTTCTAAGGAAACAGAAGAGCTTATGGAGCAGAGAAGCAAGCTGATCGAGGCAGCAAAGGAGACACGTGCAGCTCAGAGACAGAAGACTCTTGATATGGTTGCAAATATGAAGGTACAGGGTTCTACTCCGGCAGCAGAGGAAAAGAAGCAGGACAATGAAGAGGTAAGAAGTTCAAAAGAGTATGCGCAGGCATATCTTGACATGATCAAGGCAGGAACAGGTGACGATTCAGAGTGTAGAGCACTTCTGACAACCAACGTATCCGGCACAGTTCCGATTCCTACATTCCTTGAAACAGAGATCAAGACCGCATGGGAAGAGAACGTGCTCATGAATCTTGTCGGAAAGTCATATTTCAAGGGTAATGTCAAGATCGGATTTGAGTATTCAGCAACCGGCGCGGTTGTTCATACAGAAGGAGCTGATGCTCCCAATGAGGAAACCGTAGTGATCGGTACTGTTGAGATCACAAACGCTTCAATCAAGAAGTGGATCACAGTCTCAGATGAGGCTATCAGCGGAACAACCGTTGACACAGTTGGATATCTCTACAAGGAAATCGCCAAGAAGATCGTTGAAAAGGCTGAAGAGATCCTTATAGCTGCAATCAACAACTCACCTGCAACAGCTACAACTTCAGCAGTGGGTGTACCGATCTTTGACGGCTCAACTCCGGCAGTTGACACAATCGTTAAGGCTGTAGCACTTCTGTCAGGACAGGCACGCAACCTCTACCTTGCTATGAACAGACAGACCTATGCCGCATTTGTTGGCCTTGGTCTCAATGCTAAGTACAATGTGGATGTGTTTGACGGACTTAGAGACAGAGTTGTATTTACTGACAAGCTTCCTGCAATCTCAGCAGCAACATCAGGACAGACATACATGATCATCGGAGACTTCGGATACGGTGCACTTGCAAACCTTCCTGAAGGCGATGGAATCACAATCAAGTATGATGATCTCTCGCTTGCTGAGAAGGATCTTGTAAAGCTTGTAGGCCGCCAGTATGTCGGTATCGGTGTAGTAGCTGATAAGGCATTCGTTAAGGTTGCCAACGGTATACCTGTATCTGCATAAGGTACATAATCCGGGAGAGGGATTATCCCTCTCCCTTTTACTATAATCGGTGATTTTATGGAAACATTACTGGAACAGATCAAATCATTTTTGGACATACTTGGTGATGATAGGGATTCAGATATACAACAGATCATTGAAGATGGTCTGAATGATATGGCACGTGTTGGGATCCTGACTGTTGATGCTTCAGGGGACTATCCGGCTGTAATGCTTGCAGATCCTCAAATAATTGGCTGTATTGGCTTATATGCTCGATATATGGTCAATTATGGGGGAGAAGCAGAAAGATATCTGAAAAACTATACTCACAAGCGTGATGCGTTATCATTACACGGTGGATATTATGCGCAATAAGAAGGTCACACTGATAACTAAATACAAGGCTGATTCGAGTGTAAAAGTCATAAGCGAAAAGAAAACTGAATTATGGGCTGATGTAAAGTCTGTAAGGCGTACAGAGTTCTATGAAGCTTACACATCCAATCTTAAGCCGAGAAATATAGTTGATGTATTGCCTTCAGAGTATGCCAGAGCCGTTGTAACAAATGAAGACGGAGATGTTTTTGAACCCACAAGGATTGTGGTTGATAGACAGGAGCGTAATATCATCAGGGTATACACCAAAAATGATTATTCTATGGAGATAACTGTAGGATGAGAGCAAGCTTAGAATATCAAAATGCCATTCAAGGCTTAAAACAGGAAGTTCTAACTCTCAGAGTCTTGATAGATGATGAGATGGAACAGGCTTTTTTTGATGTTGGCGCGATTCTTAAACTACAGGTGGAGAATGCTCTTCCAAGAAGTGAAAAGAAAGTAGATGTCAGAAAATCCACAAGAAAAAAACACATTCACCTTAAGGATGATGTCAAATACTGGGTAGGAAAAAGTAAAAAAACTGGAAACAGATATGTGTCTGTGTACGGTGGAAAAGACACCGGGTATAAGTGGGGATGGGTTAATGATGGCCATGTCTTCAAAAAAAGCAGAAAACAGACAACAGGAGACTGGATTTCAGGGATACATTTTCTTGAAAAGGCTATGGCCAGAGCACAGGGAATGATTGAATCTACTATAGATGAATATCTTGAAGAGGCGGTGCGGAAAGATGCGTGAGTTGAGAGACTTAATTGAAGATCTGTTAAGTATTCCATATGTTGAAGAGAATACCCCGGTATTCGATGGATCCTATGCCTTAGTCCCATGGCTCACAAGTGGTCTACAGGGTGATGGCTTGGTCAGGACAACAAAAACATCACTGTATGTTGAATTGTTCTATGTGGACAAGATGGATTGCGTTAATTCTGCCATATCACTATGGAAGAGTATATGCGCGACTCAGGGAATGACCGCATCAGATCCCGATTATACTTATGAAGAAGATGCAAATATGTGGAGAGCTTCAATTCCCACAGAGATTATAACCAAGGAGGATGATTAAGATGCAGAAAAGTGCACAGAGTTATAAAATCAATATAACGCATCCTGTATATTGTATCTTAACTCAGGATGATTCCGAGGGTGTTGCTTATGGTGATGTCAAAACTTTTGGCGAAGCCATGGAGATATCAATCACACCTTCAGTATCTTCCGGCGAACTGTACGGCAACGGTGCAAAGGTAGATTCATACAGCAAGCTGACAGGTCTTACCGTAAGTTTCAAGAATACCAAAGTACCGATTGAGGTAAGACAGGAAATATATAATTTACAGGTGTCTGATGGTGTTGTTCAGGAGTCAGCGGCAAATCAGGCCACAAAGTATATTGCTTTTGGCTATGAGACAGAGCAGACAAACGGCAAGTCAGAGTATACATGGTTGCTTAAGGGCAGACCGAAGCCTATCAACACAGATCTCAAACAGAGTGAGCAGAACATCACATACTCAACGGATACGATCGAAATCGATTTTGTAAAGCGCGTATATGATGATATGCTGAGATACTTTGCTGATCTGTCTAACCCTGATTTCACACAGGGACAGGCTGACCATTGGTTTGATAATGGCCCGGTTGCTCCTATAGCACCCACGCCTTCAGCTTAAGATCACAAAGGGGTAAGTTAAATCACTTACCCCTTATTCTTTTATAAAGGAGATTATTCATTGAAAACTATCAAAGTAGCCCCTATTGATGAGATTAAGATTGAATTGAAAGATAAAGCATATATATGTAGTTTCAATATGCTTTCAATGTCATATATACAGGAAGAGCTTGTGCGACTAAATTGTGACTGGACAGAGATCACACAGGCAAAGATGTGTCAGCTTGTCCTGTATGGTGGTATAAAAAGCAATGATGATACATTCACCTTTGAGGAAGCAGGACAGTTGACAAGAATACTTGGACCGTCAAGCTATACAGAGATCATATCAATGTATACGGACTCAATAATGAGTGGATTGGACAAGAAGGGAAGAGAAAACCTAAAAAAACTATCGGCTCAGTACATGGCAACACTTCAGAAATCGACTTTGGAATAGACGAAGCATATTATCTGTATGTTGTACGGCTCCGAATGTCTGAGCAGGATTTTTGGCGGAGTCCTTTAAGAAAAATCAACTTCATCCTCAATATGTATACAAATGAGATACAAGGCAGATATGGCATACATGAGGTTGAAGAACAGATAACAAGCATGAAACAGATTCCCGGATGGTGAAAATATGGCATTTAAGAAGACTATAGTATTGGATCTTGATTCTTCTGAGTTCAGCAAAGGAATAGAAGATGCCAATAGAGATATAGATAAACTGGATGATAACCTTGAAGATTTAGAATCAAACGTAGATCAGGCAAGTGAAAGCCTTGAAGATATGGGAGATTCTGCCAAGGAAGCAGGAAATGCAGTAGTGGACATGTCTCAGCAGTTCAAAAACGGCATTGAGATATTGTCCTCAGTCGCTCAGAGTGTAATGGCTGTTGAACGTGCATCAATGGAATATGCAAAATCTGTTCAGACCATGGCACAAGAGACAGGAATGAGCACTCAGGCAGTACAGGCGCTCAATTATGTGGCAAATCAGACAGGCACGGATATGGAGCACGTATCCAGTGCTATGACAAGCCTACAAAGAGCCATGTCTTCGGCGGCTTCAGGAACAGGAGAAGCATATACACTGTTCAGACAGTTGGATGTGGCTATCACAGACTCAAACGGTGATATGCGCGATACAACACAGGTATTCTTTGATGTTGTTGGTGCTCTCAATCAAATGACCAACAGTACAGAGCAGTCACAGGCCGCACTTAAGGTATTCGGAGATTCTGCCAAAGACTTAAATGGCATGATCGAACAGGGAACAGAAGGAATAGCGACAATGGTTGCCCAATTCCAAGATTTAGGCATTGCCGTATCGGATGAAGATATACAGTCACTTGTTGAAGCTCAAAAATCAGTTGAAGCAATGAAAGCTTCTTTTATGACTGCCGCTGCTGAATTGATGGCAACATTCGCCCCGGCAATCACTGCGGTGACGAACTTCTTGACACAGTTAAGCCCGGAGACAAAGCAGATAATAATGATCGTTGCGACTTTAACCGCAACCATCATAGGTTTATCGCTTGCCATAAGCGCGGTAGGAATGATCTACACTACTATGATGACCACCATGGGTATGGCTACGGCGGCCTTTGAGTCGCAAGCGGCCCCGATACTCCTTTTGATTGCGGCTTTGGCGGCTTTAGCCTTGGCAATCAAAGAGGTTATTGATGATTACAAGGAATGGCAACAGTTAACAGGCGGATCAGGCTTCTTTAATTACCTATTCGGTAGCAATAACAATCCATCATCAAGCGGTGGCGGACACAGCCGAAACGCAAAGGGCACACCATACTGGCAGGGTGGTCTGACATGGGTAGGTGAGGAAGGTCCGGAGTTGGTAGATCTTCCGACAGGTAGCAGAATATACAATAATCAGCAAAGCACAAGCATAGGCGGAAACACCTACAACGTAAACATGAACATGGATATGAGCAGAATGAAGTCAATCAATGATGTTGTGGAAGCAGTTGAAGGACTCAAAACTTCTGCCGGATGTGTGAGGTAGAAAATGGCAAATGTATCAGTTCCGCTTCAATTAGTTGGATCGGCTTATCTTACTCGAACAAATACTGTATTAGATGCTACTTATGACAATGGTGGATATAATGAGTTCACTGTTGATCAAAGAGATCAAGAATATATAGTGACAAGTGGATATGAAACAGGATCAGCGGTTTTTGTTTTTGAAATACCAAGTAATTACATTGGATTTCATACAGGAACGTATTACAATGTATCATTATATATTACGAGTGGCGTAAGATCGAATCACAGACTTGTTCCGTGTTTTACAAATCCATGTGAATATTTTGATGCCGGATGTGATCATATAAATAAAAAAGTGTCATATGGCAAAATCGCAGGAACATATATATATGATCCTGCAGTAGGTGGCAGTGGATTTGGTAGACGTACCACATATAGAGCAACCAATACAGGATGGAATCTACTTGACTTCTGTGGAGCAAAATATGTTGCTTTGTGTATAACAACAGAATCTTCGGCTACAGTATCAACTGTCTCATTATCTGTTGATTTTGATACAGATTTTCCATGTTCTTTTATTGAGCCGGTATATCCTAAAAATGTAGCAATAAAAAAGAACACATCACAAATCTTTTCATGGAATGTAAATGGAAGTAAGTATAATCAAGAAAGAAGAAATGATATATATGTACTTGATAATGTGACTCAACAAATCAATCTTATGTATAGTTCTTTTTTTACGAAGTACTATTGGTCTGGCTATACTTACAAAAGCGAAAATGCAATTCAGTGTCCTACATACTTAAAGTCGCATGTACTTAAATACAGAAAAAAAGGAACATCAGGATATACAAGCATATCCGAAACAAATGATCATAATTATGTAGAGATTGCTGCCAATACGTTTGATATAGATGCATATGAATACTATATTGAACAAACACTCGAAAACGGGTACACAATCAGAACACCACTGACTGATTTCAATGCTATCGGACAGGATGCCGCGCCTACAATTACAGGAGTGTCGAATAACTCAATTCCTACAGTATCATGGTCTGATTCAAATCAAGCAGCCTTTGAAATTAGAATCAAGGATGCAGAACAGAACATTGTATATACATCGGGGTTATTAGTTGGAAATGCTCAAAGCTATCAGATCACAAAAATGCTTCCGAATGGTACATACATTGTGGAAGTGAGAGAGTTGAACATATACGGAATATATTCAGATTGGGGATCTGCACAGTTCACACTCAATCCGTCAAGTGTAGCCGCACCTACCAACATATTTATATCGGTCAATAATAAATACGGAGTGGAAATAAGCGGAACGCCTGCACCGTCAGCACAAAAGACGTATGTAGTCAGAAGGATTGTGGGATCTGATGACATTGAAATAATCGGAATATATACAGGCGGAATCTTCACAGATTACACGGCAAAAGGAAATACATACTATGAATACTCTCTCAGAAATTACAATGTGGCTTATGCCGATGGTGCATTCACGCCGGTAGAAGTTAGAGTAAAAGAGGCAGTCATTCAGGATGGTCGTGATCTTACAAACTTCCTTGATCTGTCATTGTCATCGAATGCGATTTTTAATCTTGTGAAAACAGATGAAGCTGACAGGACACTTTATAATTGCCTTGGGCGAAAATACCCGGTAAAAGAGATGGGTGAATGGATAAACAGTGTAAGAACATTCACCGCTTATGTAAGACATGAAGATCTTGACCGTTTAAGTGATATCAATCTGAATGCTCCGAAAGTATATTACATGGGTGATCATGAATATTATGCTTGTGATTTAAGCATTGAAGACGAAGGCGCTTATGTTGGTGGTGGTCGTTTAATTCAATTCGTGCTTACAAGAATCGCAGATGATGAAGGTGTTGTCATATGAACATAGCAACCGGAATATATACAGAAGCGGAACTGTTAAAGGCTCTATATGATAACAGCCGCGAAGTATATTACAGATATACAATATTTAATACTCAAAATCAGATGCTTGGCTATCTTGAAATCGAAGATGGTCAAGTATCTTTTGATTCTGGGAATAATGTCATGAGGACATTCACAGGAAGTACCAGAGCGAGTGATCTGTTTAACCTGACAAGCACAGATTTTTATCTTATACCGTGGATGTGCTTACGATATCGAAACGACATCGTGAAATGGCCTTTAGGTAAGTTTTTGGTCAATCCGGCTGAAAATTACCAGAATAATATGTCAATCATTCAGATTACCGGGTACGATCTTGGAAAAATTGCCCTTGATGATAAGAGCGATTCGAGAATATACGCAGCTACAAACGCCATATACACTTCACTGGCTTCGCAGATTGCCGGAACAATGTACACACAAGTAGATGTTGAAGCAAGCACCAAGACGAATCCGAGTGATTTAGAGTGGGAGATTGGTACGGAAAAGCTGAAAATCATCAATGATCTTATGGCCTCAATCTCATACAATCCTTTGTATTTTGATGAAAACGGAATCGGACATATGAATGAATATGTCGAGTATTCAGTCAGAAATATTGAACGGGTGTATGAAGATAGTGAACAATCAATCATCATTGATGGATTGGCTAATAGTACAAACAAGTTTGAAGTTCCAAACAAGTTTATTCGATATGTTGAGAATCCTGATGCAACGTATCTGATTTCTACATATACAAATACAGATCCGGCAAGTCCTTATAGCACAGTTAGTCGCGGCAGAACAATAGTTGACTCAGCTTCGATTGATAATATTGCTTCACAAGCTGATCTGGATAGTTATGTTCGCAAGATTGCCGCTGAGAAAATGCAATCGGTAGAAACATTGGAGTTTACAACCTTGAACATGCCGGGACATGGATTCAAGAATTGTTTGTTGGTGGCTGTGACATCATACGGAATAAACAACAAATATATAGAAGTTGGATGGGAGATGGATCTGTCGAGAGGTGGAACAATGAAGCACAGGTGTGAAAAGGTGGTGAATGTATGAGCCTGATCAGCAATCTTTTATACAAAACAATATCAAAAGCCGGAGAAACAGAACAAAAGGGCACAAAAATGGCTGTTGTAACATCTATAAGCGGATCAGATGTGTTCATACAGTTCTACGGTGAAAGTACACCGAGTCAAAAGCCATACAAACGGCTTGATTCATATACTCCTACAGTCAATGATGTGGTAATGCTTCAGAATATCAATAATTCTTATGTCATTACCGGGAAGGTGGTATAAGTATGCAACAGATGGTATACACAATCAGATTAGATCTGAGAAATACAGGAATCGTAAACACAAGTTTGAGACTCAAACAGGGCGATTCAGGTATAAAGATAGTTGTCAATGTGTTCAATGGTGGCGTTGCGGTCTTTGATTCGTCAACGACTCCCAAAATTGTATTCAGAAGACCTGATGGCGCGGCTGTTATGGCTGATATGACTGTTGAATCTCAATCATACAGTTATACGCTTGTCGGAAATGAATTACAGGTGCCGGGCAAAGAGCTAATTGATGTTAAGTTTCCTTTAGGTGATACAGGAAGAGAATCAACACTTTCATGTTCCATTGAAGTTGTGCCTGATACAATCACGCCGAACACTCACGGATCAGACATATATGACAATGATTTGTCAGAGTGGTTGGCGGAAATCATGGAGGAGGCTTCCGATCTTAAAGGAATCGAATCAATCACCAAAACAAGTACTTCGGGAGATGTTGATACATACACCATCTTGTATTCAGACGGATCAACAAGCACATTCCAAGTGACAAACGGCAAATCCGCATATGATTATGCCGTAGAAGGTGGTTATGAAGGAACAGAAGAAGAGTTTGCTGAATATATAGCAGACATCCCTGAATATGTAGATGATGCTGAAGCAGCCGCTACATTGTCAGAATCATATGCCAAGGGTGGAACAAATACCCGAACTGGTGAAGATACAGATAATAGCTATTACTACTCACAGCAATCCCTTGCAAGTTCTCAGGAAGCTGAAGCACAAGCCGACCGCGCTGAGTTCTATGCTGATTTTGTTACACCGCACTTTATTATAGCAAACAACCGCTTGTATATGCGTGATGATGCAGGAGTAGAGTTTACGGTAGCAAATAACCGCTTATATATAAGGACTGCTTCATAAGGAGGAAAAAAAGTATGATTGAACCGACAGGATACACGGCGTTAGACCTTATAGGATTTACCGATAGGGGTGGATATGACCCCGACGCTTATTATGTCAAAAACGACATAGCGACAGTAGGAAATACAAAGTGGCGTTGCCTTATTGATGATACGCATAACGTAACGCCTACAGAGGGCGCAAACTGGACTATATACCTAGAGTCCGCTACTAGCCTTGCAGGTATGGATGATGTTACATTGACAAGTCCGAAAAATGGAGATGGTTTAGTCCATGATGGAAATGACTGGAAGAACGTACCCATAATGACCAAGGAACAGTGGAAGAAGAACGGGGCGTATAATATATGCCCTAATACAATGAGTAGTGCTGTTGAAAACGGAATAACTGCATCTGTTAATTCTGATGGCACAGTTAGTATTTCGGGAACTGCATCAGCAGATACTACTTTTATTGTATGTAATAAAGCACCAATAGATAATCTTGATTATGTATTAAGCGGATGTCCTACAGGTGGTTCGGCTAGTTCGTATTATTTCATGTTGTACTTATATCATGGGACAAGTTGGGATGCCACCAAGTTCGAGTATGGTGAACAGGCTTACGTTAAAAACAAGAGCGACAATATAAATGCTGATAACTTCAAACTTGAAATAAAGATAAAGTCGGGCACTGTTATTACAACACCAATTACATTTAAGCCCATGATAACCACCGACCTCAATGCTACGTATGCTGATTATGAACCCTATGCAAAGACTAATGGGGAGTTGACGGAAGAACTTAAAACTGTACCAAATGGCAACGGCATTTTCTTTACTAAAGCGACAGGTGGCTCAATAGAACAAAATGCAAGTTGGGCTGAAAGATATGGCAAAGTGATTGTTGTCAATTTACAGGTTAAGTTTTCAGCAAGTGCAAGTTCTCCCACATTAGGAACATTGTCAATCAAACCTAAATATTCAGCAACGGCTGTTGTTAATGCTCCGAGTGGAACAATAGCAACCGTTTCAATCAATACTTCAACAGGAAATGTTACTTTTAATGGCACTGTTCCTGTCGGTTGGGTATATGGTCAGTTAGTATTTGTTTATGAATAATCATATAACACATTAAGGAGGAAAAAATTATGTACAATTACATTCAGGTTAAGCACACAACAAGCGGTGATGTTCTCGGTCAGACACTCACATTCAACACTTATGACGAGATGCTTTTGGAGTACCATCAGCAGATGAAGAACGCTATCAACAATGCAGATGTTCTTGGCATGGATATTTCAGTATTGGATATGCAGTTGAATGTCGTATTCTCTGACAAGTGGATTCGTGGCACACATGATGTACCCACTGAATAATGGACAGGCTACAAAAGATACCTTTATCCTCATACGTGATATTTAGTATAGCGGTTCTGCTGATATATACAGTAGTATCGCTTATTTTATCTTGTTTTGGAATACAGAACGATACGCTAACCACTTGTATGTTTTCTACATTCGGCGGTGAATGTCTAACGTGTGGAGTGATAAAGGTATTCAAACTTCATAAAGAAGTAAAGACAAAAAACGGTATAGAGCCATAAGGCTTTATATATAACGTGGCATCCATTGAAGGTGGCTTTGGGTGTCACGTTTTAATTTGACGATTCCTACTTTTTTCTCATTCATGGGGGCAGGAGTGCATCTTGTCCCCGTCCTTTCTTGGGAGGTATATATGGACAAACTTAAATCACGTAAGTTTTGGATATGCGTTGCGGCTTTTTTAGGCTCTATCGCAACAAGCATAAGTGGTATCGTTACAGACAATCAGACAGTTATCATCATTGGTACTGTATGCGGTATATTATCAGCCGCCATTTATGCGTTCTGTGAAGCATGGGTGGATGGTAAAGCGGTCAATTCTATAGACGTAAAGATTGAGAAGGAGTGATATATGGATGATTATGTGACAGTTTCAGTACATAAAGAGTTTGTTGAGCGTATTGATGCCGAGAATAAGCGACAGAATCACAGAATTGAAAAACTAGAAGATTCTGTTGAGAAGATCGGAGAGCTGACCAGTTCTGTCAAAGTGTTAGCGGTAAATATAGATACCATGAGCAAGGAGATTGCAAAACAAGGCGATAAGATAGATAAGATCGAGACTAAACCTGCTCAAAATTGGGAAAAGTTTGTATGGGCTGTTGGTGCAGCGGTGATCACTGCTATTGTCGCGTTTGTGCTTCACATAATAGGACTATAATATGAGAATCGGACATGCTTCCATAGATGAAAACAACAAAGCCAAGAATGGCCGTGATGGTGATCAGACCGGGAAAGAGGTCTGCATCCGTACATATTATGATAAAAACTGGGATTATATTCTAAGACCAAAAAGCAAAGACATAGCCGAAAAATCAGCAAAGGCTTGCGAGGCTATCTGTATCAATGATCACATCGGATACGATCAAAATGATCGCAACAAGCTCATTAAGGACTTAGAGGCTCTAAATTGGCAGTATATGAATCTCAATAAAGACACGGAATGCGATTGTTCTTCCTTTATGACAGCATGTGCATTATGTGCCGGAGTCAAGATCAATTATAAGGGCAATGCTCCACATACTAGAACCATGCGGACACGATTCAAAGAGTCCGGGGCATATGATGTGATTCAATTCATATCTCCAAAACACAACAACCTTAAGAGAGGGGATATCCTGCTGAAAGAAGGCAATCATACTGTAATGTCACTGGATAATTATGAAACTACCACAACCATATCTCCGAGTGTGATGCCTGTACTCAAAGAAGGCTCTCATGGTGAATGGGTAAAGATCGCACAGGGAAGGCTTGTTGTGAAAGGTTATCCACTTACTGTAGATGGAGACTTCGGACCAAAGACAAAGGAGACCGTAAGACAATTCCAATCAGACCATCACCTGAAGGCAGACGGGATAATAGGAAAGAATACATGGACTGCATTGTATAAATGAGGGCATAAGATGAAAAATCCCTTTGAGGATAAAACTAATGTCGAAATCATAGAGCTGATCGAGTTATATGTACATTCAGAGCGCGACAGGATTCTCATGAAGCGCAAATATGTGGATGGAATAAAGTTTGAGCCATTAAGTGAAGAGATAAAACTGTCAACGGTTCAAACAAAGCGATTAGCCAAGAAATATAAGGAAGAAATATACGATATATTGAACAAGTGACCTGCTCAGAAATGGGCAGGTCTTTTTTTGTGCCCAAAATGATACCAAAATGATACTTTTATGTTATTTCTACCTATATATATGTGACATATCATATATATATGTTTATATATACAAATCCAAACCCATTAAATAGAAAAATAGGCGATTGCGTCATAAGAGCCATAGCCATAGCAACCAATTCCACATGGGAAAAAGCATACATGGATCTGTGCATGGAAGGATTGGAGATGGCTGATCTACCCAATTCAAACGCAGTATGGGCTTCATATCTGAAAGGATTGGGATTCAAAAAGGCTATTATCCCGGATACATGCCCGGATTGTTATACAGTTGAAGACTTCGCAGAAGATAATCCGCATGGAATATATGTGCTCTGTACAGGGACACATACCGTCACTGTTATAGACGGAAATGTGTATGACGCATGGGATAGTAGTCGAGAGATACCTACATATTACTATTATAAGGAGGATTGAAAATGGGATATCCGTATTATCAGAACCAACAGCCACAGGTCAGTTTCATGAGCACAAGGGGTAGCGAAATGGTAGTCAACTATCCTATTGCCCCGGGGAACACAATCATATTCAAGGATGAGGTAGCACCATATATATATGTAAAATCTATGGGCTATTCACCTGTAGACAAACCAATCCTTGAAGTGTATAGGCGTGAGGATCCTACCACTCAGGAAGAATCTGATCCGGCACTGGCAAAGATTCAGGAAGATATCAGAGGAATTATCGAAGATATTGACAGTATAAAGAGAAGACTGAACAGCAAGCCGAGAAGAAAGGAAGGAGAAGATGATACCCAATAGTGTTATGCAGTTATTATCAAAGATCAATCCCAAGATACAGGGATTGAATAACGTACAGACACCCGATGAGATGGCTCAGATGTTGCTCAATTCGGGAGTCGTAAATCAGCAACAGGTCAATCATGTAAGAAATATGTGGAATCAGCCTGATATCAGGCAACAGATACAGCAACAATATAAATATTAAGACAAGTGCGCATAGTCTTAGTATATACCGACTATCCGGCGCGAGGATAGTCGCTCACCTACAAAAACTATAGGAGGAAAGAATTATGTTACAGAACAATGACATGGTAATGCCCGTTACACCTATGGGTGGATACGGTAGCGGTGGATTCGGCGGCTTCGGCGGAGATTGGGGATGGATTATCCTCTTGCTTCTTTGTGTCGGCGGCGGTTGGGGCGGCATGGGCTTCGGCGGTATGGGTGGCCTTGCAGCAGATGGTGCAATGCTCTACCCATGGATGAATCAGGTGGATGTGACCACAAGCGGATTCCAGAACGCAGCAACAGGACAGGCTATCTCAGCACTTCAGAGTAGCGTAACAAGCGGATTCGGTGATGTACAGACCGCCCTTTGCGGAGGCTTTGCAGGAGTAAATGCCAATATTGCCAATGGTTTCGCACAGGCTGAGATCGGTGAGAACGCGAGACAGATCGCCAATATGCAGACTGCTTTTGCAGCTCAGACCGCAAATGCACAGGGCTTCAACTCTGTCAGCACTGGTATCGCAGACCTTAAGTATACGGTTGCAAGCGAGAATTGTGCAGACAGACAGGCTCTTAGTGAGGGCGTGCGTGATATTATCGCAGCTCAGACTTCAAGTACACAGAGGATCCTTGATAAGCTCTGTGATCAGGAACTTCAGGCAGAACGTAGAGAAAATCAGAATCTTCGTTCAGAACTTATGTATTCAAGAGGACAGGCTTCGCAGATCGAGCAGACCGCGAAGATTCTCGCAGGTCAGACCGCAGAAGTTGACGCTTTGTATACTAGATTAAGTAATTGCCCGGTTCCTTCAACTCCCGTTTACGGAAGAACACCTATATTCACATGCAATCAGAACAGTTGTGCTTGTGGTAGCTTCTAAGGGGGTGTGATTATGGCAGAGTTTACTTATAACCCGGTACAGAGAGTGCAGCCAAATCAACAGGTATTACTGAACACAACGATAGGTTGTCCCAAGGGATATGTACTCCACAGAGAAGGTAGTGGTCTTGTAACTCTCCGCGGAATCACGAATAATTGCTTTGCAAGATATCAGGTAACTTTCAACGGTAACATTGCAATTCCTGAAGATGGCACGGCTCCGGCACCTATATCGGTGGCCGTAGCCATTGACGGGGAGCCTATATTGACAAGCAAGGCAATCGTGACACCTGCTGAAGTTGCAGGTACAACATCAGAGAATTACTTCAATGTAACATCAACCGCGATTGTAACAGTCCCGAAGGGATGCTGCTTCAATGTAAGCATTGAAAACACATCCGAGAGCGTAAGCGCGGATACACCTGCACCTGTGATCAATGTACAGAATGCAAACTTGGTTGTTACAAGGATCGCATAAGGAGGAAAAGATGGATAAAGTATATGAAGATTCAAAACGATGGCTTGAACGTGAGATTCAGGAGATCATACAGAAGGGCAACATGGCAACATCGGAAGATGTAAAAGTAATGTCAATGCTTGTTGATAATCTTAAGGATATCTCTATAATCGAAGCCATGGAAGAGGAAGGATACTCAGAGCGATACGATTCTGATGTATCATATGCAAGAGGAAGAGGATATCATCGTGATTCCAAGGGAAGATATACCAGATATGGATCCTATGATGTTGTTCCGTATGATAACTATAGAACCTATGACAATAGGTATATGGGAACAGATCACGAAGATATGAGAAGATGATGTTGATTTGCTATCAAAATCTATGCTATAGTAATGAACGGCATACAGGGCGATATTGAAAATATGCCCACGAAATGCCCACGAAAATTACAAAGAGGCATAGATACAGGCATGAAGCGACATGCCACTTGGGTTCGATTCCCACGTGGCTCATAACAGAAAAACCTCTGAAAAGTCGATAAATACGGCATTCAGAGGTTTTTCTTTTTCGGTTGTGGGCTTTTTTGTGGGTAGCGTATTTATCAAATGTGTAGAATATTACACAAAAAATCTGCCCACGAAATGCCCACGGACTATTCGATCAATGAAGAGAGAGAATCAGATATAAGATCTTGGGCTTCTTTCATTTCAAGAGCATGGAGATATCTCTTTTCCATTACAGATGAGTTTTTCCATCCACCATCACCTTGAAGATATTTTCTATCAAAGCCCTGTTGTAACAAATATGAGACATAAAAGTGTCGCATAACATGAAGAGGGAAGTGAGGTATTCCAAGTTGATCCTGCTTCTTAGCCAAGAGGTCACGAAGATATCCCACAGAGCGCCGATAGATATATCCCTGATCGATAATCTTCTCAGCAAGATCATCAGATATCTTTATGGTCCTTGTGGACTTCATTGTCTTGGTAGTCTTTTCGTGCCACGTACCATTTACACCTTCCACCTTGGCTTTATTGATCCTTAATATGTACCCGGTATCAGTCTTGATCACATCGTCAACCGTCAAAGCCATCAGCTCTGATCTTCTTAATCCTCTCATTGTCAAAAGGAAAGCAACTTCATATTCTGAACCCATAAAAGAATCAGCAATGCGTTTGATATCCTCTTTTGAGGGGATATAAGGCTCATAAGGCACTTGTTGGGGTGTGGTCGGGGATTGTATCGTCAAACCAACAAAACGTGCTACAGAGGTCAAAAAACTACTATAATTCAATGTATATTTTGGAGAGTGGTCAACGGCGAATCTGTTAACCTCTTGTTGAAGTATCGGAAGAGTCAGATCAGACATCTTCATTTTTGCAAAATTGGGATCAATAGCCTTTTTAAGAGAAGTGTATCCTTTATATGTAGACGGAGAGAGGACATTGCACTTATTTTCAAGATATCCCTCAACGCACTGCATCACAGTACCCTTGATATTAAGGCATGGTTGATTCTCCATAACCGATGCAAGCAATTTGAGTGCTTCTGATTGCGTAGGCTTGTGATCCACGGTTACAGAATATCTTTTCTTGTCTACAGTTTGCCGGATACGATAGGATCCTGATGGAAGTCTCTCAATAGTCATTTTCCGCAATCTTTCCTTTTGGGACATTCAAGAATCTCAGCCGTAAGTTTAGTATTCAATTCTACAAGCTGAGAGTTAGATTCCACATACATCTTCAACTGCTCATCCTTTAATCGCACCTGTTCCTTAAAATAATCAAGCGATATACAGAACTGTTCACGCTCTTTATCAAGTTTTTCGTGATATTTCACTTTTTCCTTGTCCAGAGAAGCCTTAATCTTCTCAATCTCATTTTCAAGTTCCTCGATACGCTCTATCTTATACTTTAGTACAGTTTTTATAGCTTTGGTGTCCATATCATCAGTTTCTTCTATGGTCTCCATATCAAGTAGAGCGTTGGCGATAGGTCGAAGCGTTATCTCATAGCGAAACTTCTCAGGATGATCCTCTGATCCGTCAGCAAATAAACGCGATACAGTGGATTTGGATACATAATCACCGTTTTCAGTAACCATCCGAATAATATCGCTTTGTTTGAGATTCCGTTCTTTTTGTACTTCCTTAAGCTGGATTATTACATCTCTACTACTTGTCATATTCATAAAACTTTTTCCTCTCAAAGTTGGGACTAAAGCCCAAACATAGAACTGTACTTTTATATATACCCGATGCTACACTTAAGTCAGAAAGGAGATAAGCCTATGATGACCGGTGAAGCATTAGAAATTATCAACCTATACCTTAAATCCTCAAAAGAAAGTAAGGAAATCGTAGAAGAGGCTATAGCCAACTACCATTCTGATGAGGATCCTGAAGAATGAACATAATTGAGTTTATCGATCTATACATTAAAGCTGCTGAAGAAATCAGGACTTCGGTTGAGAAGACCTTAAAACCGCATCAACCGCAGCCTGAATCTCAGGACTGGCCTTTGAATAAAGTTCGTACAACTCTTTAGCTTGTACAAATAATGATAAAGAGTCATCACAATCGTGTCGGCCAAATAGATAGTCGATTGTCACATTAAATAAATCAGCAATAGCCTCCTGCATTTCAAAATCAGGTTGACGCTTACCTTGTTCGTACATTCCAATACGACTGCGAGATGTATTCAATACTTTAGCAAGTGTCTCCTGAGTATATCCATGTTTTTCTCTTAATTCCCGTAATCGTTTCCCATATTTGAGATATTCGTTCATAACGTATACCTCCTTCCAAAAAAATTATAGCACAAATGACACAAAATGTGTTGACACGATTTGTGACATATAGTATTATCTATCCATAGCCAAGCGAAAGGAGGTTAATATATGGACGCAAAGGCAATAGGTCAAAGGCTAATCAATTTAAGAGGCAACAGAACCCAAGAAGAGATTGCTAGGGCTGTTGGGTCAAGCGTATCAGCTATTGGAATGTATGAGCGTGGTGAACGAATACCACGTGATGAAGTCAAATTAGCGATTGCAAAGTATTTCGACACCACAGTTCAGGCTATTTTTTTTGTTGAATAATGACACGTATTGTGACTAAGGGAGACGGTTATGAACATCAAGATACCTCAGATAGCCAAAGATTATGAACTTGTAAAGGATGATTCAATCGAAGAATTGTATCAATTCATATTTGAAGACTCGAAGCAGGCTGAGAAATCAAATGATACTGTATGGCAGTTCTCATCAACAAGATGGATGCTCGAAATCAGTGCAGCATTACATTGGTACGCAGAAAGTAAAAGAAGAAGCAATGGAGAGAAGTAAGAGTGGCAAAGATAACGCTTTTACCTGAAAACAGAAAAACAGAAGACACTATGGCCTACATACTCGGGACCATGAGAGTCAGGAAGATCACGCAGGCTCAAATTGCTGACCATTTATGTATCACACGCAAAACATTTTATGACCGGATACATAACGGGACACTCACATATACGGATCTGTTGCAGATATTTAGCGTGTTGGATCTTCCACAGGAAAAGATAGTTGAGATCATGACACTTAAGGGATGAATATGCACGATTTTTATTCACTGTATAGGACATACAGACACAGATACAACCTAAAGTGCTCAGTGCTGACAAACATATTCGGAGATTACCGCATCCGAATATGGCAACAAAAGGGCATCAAGGACAGCACTCTAATCATTGATGTAGAAGCTGAAAGTGAATCAGAGATGTACCAACAAGCCACGGACCAGTTGAGAAGATACTTTGACATATTCGGATAGGAGGAAAAGATGGATAAGATCGGATTTGCACTTGCAATCATAGGACTGGGAGGACTCCCGGAGACATACGGCCACATAGATAAGATGGTCATTGCATTGAGCCTAATCATCATAGGAGGCTTGCTGTTATTCATAGGAGAAAAGAATGAAAAAAGGAATGATCATTCTCATATTAAGTATCGCGATGGCAGCAGGCCATACTTCTTACGCTAACCCATTAACCCCTCTATTTATAGCGAGAGCCGCCGCTTATTGTGATGAAAAAGACACAGTAAGCGGTTGGCCAACTCGGAAAGAGACAGAGCTGATCCGAGGATATGCTACAGCATATCCCAGTGAGAATGATACCTGTTATAGAGGCGATAAGATCCATGAAGGAATATGTGGGGGATGCAAAGAATACTACGGTAAGACGATCATCTTATATCAACGCTTACCCAATGACAAAATCGGAGAGATCATCGGCATATATGAATGTCTTGATTGGGGACCGGGAACAAAAGGCTTTCAAGAGGGTAGGGTAATAGATGTTTATCGGTCAAGTCGTGAAAGATGCCAAGAGTTTATGGATAGGGTGTATGAGGATGAATGTAACGGAAAAGTATGGATACAGGTTATTGAGGCAAAAGGATAAAAAAATAAGCGCTGCTCCGGAATAGCAGCGCCCTGACTATATAGTCACAATTAACAGTGAAATAAGTATAGCATTTGTGACCACAATAGTCAATTTGAAAATCGGCGGAATAAAGCCGCTTAAGGCTCGATTCAAAATATTAAACTTAGAGGCACTATGTACATACTTGATACTTATGAGTTCCCGGATAAGAATGGGAAGATCTTA